TCGGAAAGGGGGAGTTTTACCGAGAAGAAGAACACCGTTTTGTTCGGGACGGAGGAAACTACGCCCTCAAGCACGACGTAGCGGACATGCGCGCTCCTGTATCGCGAAGACCATGGAATGGCGAAGGGCTGCCGCCAGTTGGGACGTTGTGCGAATGGGCAGGATGCACCTTTGCGCCAGAAGATCCTAAAGAGCCAGACCTGCGCATCGGCGATCAAGTCACGATCATCGCGCACTTCAAGGATGGCGAGTTTGATCTGGCGGCTTTCACATTCAACCCGCAGACCCACAACCCTGATCGCGGTAAAGCCTGGGTAAACCAAGGTGCGCATGGTTGTTTCCGCCCAATCCGCACGCCAGAGCAGATCGCGGCGGAAGAGCGGTCTGCCGCCATCGAAGAGATGCTCAAAATCTTGAAGTGCGGCACTCAGGGAAATATGGCAGGCGATATTGAATGCGCAGAAATTCTCTACGACGCCGGCTACCGCAAGCAGGAGGCCAAATGAACATCAAAGACCTACCGCGCGACATGAAGGTGAAAGACCTTCCCGAGAAAGTTAATGCCGAGTGGCTGAGGCGCCAGCCATGAGCCCGTACCAGCGCGCCAAGCGCATCGCCTACTGGAGAGGGTCGGCAGTAACCGCCATCGCTTGCACCGCCTTCATGCTCGCCAGCGCACTTGCTGGCGCCATCACCAACTAAAGAGCACCAGCATGGCAACTCAAAAAGAAATCAAGCTGTGCCAGGAAATAACCGCCTTGGCTATCCGTATAAACGCGCAAAGCAGTTTCAGCGTTTGGGCTGAGTTCAGCGGGCATGTGAACGGCTTTGAAGTTCGCGTAACCGAGAAGTGGAAAAGCGGCGTAAATGATATCGAAGGCTGGGGCTGCTCTGATCGAACGGTATATCTGTCTAGCGATCGTGAGCCTTCATTCTTCGAATCTATCGAAGATATCGCGGCAAACAAAGTCGCAGAGCTGCAAGAGCTCAAGGCCGATCTTTCGAAGTTCCTGGGCAGGTCACCTAAAGCCAAGTCCCCGGCATCAGGTCGTCGTTTTCCACTATCCAATTAATAGAACCTAATCAGCGCCCTGCGTAGGGCGCAGGGGGATTGTATGTCTGCACAAACTGAACTGGCCGTAGTGCCGCCGAAAGAAACCGCCCTGCAGGTCTATCAGGCTCCAAACGGTCTTGACCCGTACCTGCAAAAGATCCGCGAAGAAATCGACACCTTTGTGCCGGACGTGACCAGTCGCAAAGGGCGAGAAGCCATCGCCTCCATCGCTTACAAAGTCGCCCGGTCCAAGACCGCGCTTGATAACGTAGGCAAGGAACTGGTAGCCGATCTGAAGGATATCCCGAAGAAGATCGATGCCGAGCGCAAGCGGATGCGCGATACGCTGGACGCTTGGCAGGAAGAGGTTCGCCGACCTCTCAATGAGTGGCAGGCCGCCGAGGATAAGCGGGTTGATCGACACCAGACTGGTATCGACTGGTTCAACCTGCGCGTCAACGAAAACTCTGATCTGGATTCGACCGAGCTGAAGGATTCGATTGTGCAAGTAGAAGCCATCGTCGTGGGCGAGACATGGGAAGAGTTTGAGGCCGAGGCTCACCGAGCCAAAGCTAAGGCTATTGAATCGCTTTGGTCCACCCTGGCAAAGCGCGAGCAGTACGAGGCAGAGCAGACCGAACTGGCACGCTTGCGCGCCGATGCTGAAGCCCGCGAGCAGAAAGACCGGGAAGAACGTATCGCCCGCGAAGCTGCCGAGAAGGCAACCCGCGAAGCTGAAGAAAAAGCGCAGCGAGAACGCGAAGCCGAAGCTCAGCGCATTCGTGAAGAGCGGGCCACAGCCGATAAGCGAGAAAACGACCTGAAGCTACAGGCTGCCGAAGCCGAACGCCTTGCCGAGCAAGCAAAGCGCGAGCAGGTCGAAGCCGAGCAGAAGGCGGAGAAGGACCGTCTGGCTTCCATCGAGCGAGAGAAGCAAGCCGTTGAACAGGCCAGACTTGACGAGCAGGCCCTACAAGAGGCCACAGCGGCGGAAGTCATTCGCCAGCAGAAAGCCCGCCAAGCCGACGTTGCGCACAAGTCCAAGATCCTGGGCGAAGCCAAGCAGGCAATCATGTCGATGAGCGTATCCGAGGAACTGGCCAAGGCCATCGTCCTGAAGATCGCTCGCGGCGAAGTGCCGAACATCGTTATCAACTTCTGAGGAATTACCAATGTCACAAGAAATCATCATGCCGCCAGAGCGCGCCCAGTCCGTAGCCCTGCATCAAGACCAAGAAATCAGCATGCTCGCCACCATCAGCCGGCTCGCCCTCGATCCTCGCTGCGACATGGAAAAGCTTGAGCGGCTGATGGCCCTTCAAGAGCGGATGGAAGCCAAGACAGCCCTGGAAGCGTTCAATGCCTCCTTCGCTGAAATGCAGTGCGAAATGCCTTCAGTGGAGAAGCGCACGGAGAACACGCACACCAAAAGGATGTATGCCGACCTTGACGATATTAACTATGCCGTTCGCCCGGTCATGGCGAAGTTCGGGTTTGGCGTGTCGTTCAAGATCGTGAATCAGGCAGGTGGCGTTAGCATCACCGGCATTCTCATGCACAAGGGCGGACACCGCGAAGAGACGACCATGATTCTCCCGCTCGATACCGGCGCCGGCCGCAGCGCCGTGCAGTCGGTAGGCTCGACCACCACCTACGGAAAGCGCTACGTCATGTGCGCCCTGCTGAACATCACCAGCGGCGATGACAATGACAATGACGGGTGCAGCGAGCTGGTTGACGCGCTTATTACGCCAGCGCAAGCGCGACAGGTTCAGGCGCTTTTGGGTAAGTGTAGCGAAGCGGTGCATGCCAACTTTGAAAAGAAGTACGGAGACCCTGGACAAGTTCCGAAATCATCGTTTGATGGCGTGATTGCCGGACTTAACAACTCAATCTCGAAAGCGGCCAAAGCTGCTCAGCAAGAGGCATAAGCATGCAAATCATCAAGGATCTTGAGCAGGGAAGCGCCGAATGGCTGGCGATCCGCATGGGAATTGTCACCATGTCGAACATGAGCGCGTTACTGGTGAATGGCAAGGGTGAAGAGGGCTTCGGCGCCGAGGCCTTCACCTACATGAACACGCTGATTGGCGAGCGCATTACCCAAGAGATTGCCGATCCTTTCACCGGGAATCGTCACACCGAGCGCGGCCATGAGCTGGAGCCAAAGGCTCGCGCCCTGTACGAGATGCAGACCGACCTTTCTTGCGAGCAGGTGGCGATCATCCTAAACCACGGCTGCGGTTACAGCCCTGACTCATTGGTTGGTGCTGACGGCCTGAATGAAATCAAGACCAAGCTGCCGAAGTACCAGGTTGAGCTGATCCTGTCCGGCGAGGTGCCAAAGGACCACCTAGCGCAGTGCCAGGGCGGACTGTGGGTCAGCGGCCGCGAATGGATCGACTTCATCAGCTACTGGCCCGGCATTCCTCTGTTCGTGAAGCGACTCCATCGTGACGAGGCAATGATTCGCAAGATGGCCGAGCGCGTGAAGACTTTCTATGAGCTGCTTGAGGACCGAATGAATCGGGTCATGGGGATCGAGTAATGGCAGAAAATCAAATTCTCATTGGTGCCCAGCGCCAAGCAGAGCTGGAGGCGGCGAAAGCTGCCTTCTTCAAGTCGGGCGGCCAAGTCGAGCAGCTGGAGGGATTCACCTTCAAGCCTATGCCGAAGCGCCAGCATCCAGATTCAAAACCGAAAATACCGAAGAGCGTGCAGGATGGCCTGCGCCAGCAGCGCAGCAAAGAGCGAGCAGCGCTTATCGCGGAAATGGCCCAGTCCATGACGTGCCGCGAAGTGTCGCAGTCACTCGGCATTCCACAGAACACCCTTTACACGATGGCGCAGCGTGAAGACTTTACCTTTGCTCCTGATCTTAGGGGAAAGAGAAAGTCGCCTTACACCGACAGGGCGTCAGATGAAAAGATGGCCGAGCGGATCACCGCATTGCGCGATGCAGGATTAACACGCCACCAAGTTGAAAAGCAGATCGGTATCGGGAATGGGGTTCTAAAAAGAATCCTCAATGACTTCGAGATCGACTTCCCAAAGTTTCGTGATCGTAAGGCTTCAGGAGTAGGCAATGAGCAAGCGCAAGCCTAACAACATGCGCGCCCGCATGGAGCGTTCCCTTCGGGCGATCCTGGCGACCAACCACGTGGCCGTGGTGTGCATCGAGACAACCGAGCGCCAGGGCCTGATCAATTGGAAGTCGTGCAACAGTATCGCGCCGTCGCAGCAGGTTGCCGACGCCGTGTGCGACATTGCGCATCGCTGGACGATCTACATTGGCGTGATGTGCCAGAAGCCAAACGGAGAGCAGTACATGCGATCCGAAGAGTTCGCGCCGCAGGGAAACTACCTGTCCAAGCACCTAAGCGAACTGATCGGCGCAACGCATGACGACGTTCTGGCCGGGGCCAACGCTAACCACGTCGTGTCCTCTGGCTGGATTGCGATTCCAAGCGAAGTCACGCTAACCGAGGCGCAGGCAGCAAAAGTATTCGCCGCAGTAGGCGGCTGGAGCATCAAGAAAGCAGCATGAGAAAAATCAACAACCGCGTGCAGCAGCGCCGACGCCAGCTGCACGTAAACTTGCCGCCTAGCGGATTGAAAGGGGGATCGCATGGCGATGACACAGCAGCAGCGCGACGAGAAGCGCCGAGAGAAGGCCGCACGGTTGCAGGAAGAGGATTTGCGCCTAAAGGTGCGCCATGGCACTAAGCGGGCATTGCTGGATCTGATGGAGTGGGCCGGGATCGAAGAGCAGGGCGAAGCCATGACGCTGATGATCCACCATCTGCACGCGCTTGGTCGCGACGGGGCCACCGCCTTTTTAGAGCCTCCGCGCCACGAAATCAAAGTGTCTGAATTTGTGGCGCGGAAACTTGAGATTGCCTATCAGCGCGAAGCCCTGAGAATCTGTCACGATTAGTGACGGCATGAGTGTTGAATATTGCACCTCTCAATTACGACGTGTATATTCCGCACTTCAGCACCTCAATAGGTTCTCAGGATGAAAAATCTTTTAGCTGTATCGGATGGAAAAATTCGCGTTGACTCAAAGGTGATCGCCGATTCTTTCGGGAAAATCCACCGTGACGTTCTTCGCGCCATTGATGGCCTGGAATGCTCGGAAGAATTCAGAGTGCGCAATTTTGCGCAGTCGTCCTACACCTCAAGCCAGGGCAAAGTTCTTCCGTGCGTCAGCATGACCCGCGACGGTTTCTGCATGGTCGCAATGGGCTTTACCGGGAAGCGGGCGGCACAATGGAAAGAGTCATTCCTTGATGCCTTCAACCGAATGGAAGACGCGCTTTCGTCTACCGGCGCCGGCGCAATGAAGGCCCTGTCTGATGCGGTTCATGCCCTGGAATGCGACATGGAAAAGGCCAGTAAGTACGGGAAGGCCCTTTCTGAGTGGAAACGCATTAAGCAAGGACATATCGAGGCAATTATCGAGGCCAACAGCAAAACACAGATGCTTCTGAGCTTTTGAGCGTGAGCGAGTTCTACCGCAAGCCTACACAACAGAAGGCAAAGCCGATGCCGGTCCTGGCCACGCGCATGACCTGCGACGAGTGCGGAAAGGGACGGGCAACCGGGAATCACATAGCCTGTTCAAAGAAGCGACAGGCTCGCTATAAATTGGAGTGCAAATCATGAACAACACCGAACAGATGGTCAGCGTGCCACGTGAATTGCTGGAGCGTGCATTATCCGCAACCGTACTTGCACGCGGTCACGGATCGCCAACAGAGCTTGGCCTGCGCGCCTTTCTCGCCTTGCCAGCCGCCCAGCACCAGGGCGAGCCGGTGTGTAGGGTACTGGATTCGCTCGGTACCATTCAGTGGTCGAAAAGCCCGCCGCCTGCTGAAACAAAGCTCTACACCCACGCCGACCCTGGCGAGGTTGAGCGGCTACGCGAGCTTCTTTCAGAAGTCCTAAGCGAAGTTCCGCACGGCTGGGGTGCCTCGTTCTCCGAAAGTGAACTCGCCGAACGAATTCGCAATGCACTGGAGGCTCAATAATGGCCAGTATGAGTCGCGATGAAATGCTCAACGGATTGAACGCTGCATACGAGGAGGTCGACACCCTGCGCGCCCAGCTGGCCGAGCGGGATCATCAGCTTGGACTTATTGGTACATGCCTTGGCGATATCTTGGTTGCTGCCGGCCATGTATCTCCTGGATTTGGGCTTACTGGTCCGCAGCTACTTCAGTTCGGTGAAGAGCTGCGGGATTCTTTATCTGCCAGCGAAGAGCTGAAGTCGTGCGGCGCCTGTGCCAACGGTTGTATCAGCGGCTGTCAGCTGGAAAAAGACAGCCCGCCGGTTCAGCGAGATGAGGAAGTTGAGTTTCTGAAGTGGTACGAGGTCTATGTAAGCCAGGGCTGGTCTGTTTCTAAGGTGGCTTGCAGGACAGCCTGGCAAGCCCGCGCCGCGCTGGAGCGCAAGCCATGAGTAGAATTATCGAAATAGAGGATAGGTGGGGCCTGCCGTTAGAGCAGCTATTAAAAGACTTTGCCGCCCAGTTTTTCACCAAAGCGCAAACTGCCCGCGTGCTAGGCCTGAATCTAAGCGTGATGTGCCGATTTATCGGGCGGATGGCGAGCGATCCCTTTGGGCATGGCTTGGTTATCCGCGAATGGGTGGCAGATACTGGCCTGATCTTTTCCGAGGAAATGGCACGACTAGGTAAGTCAGGCGTGTCGCTGACAAGGGCGGCAGTAGAGGTCGGCTACGCCAGTACGTCCGCCTTTGTCGATATGCTCAAGTCTAGAGGATTGAGGCATCACTTTAAGCGTCCTGACCCGCTGGGCGAATGGATTGAAAAGCATGGCCGCTTCGACCCATGCATGTTCAGTAGCGCAAAAGACTGCGCAAAGCAGTTGGGGTTTAATTCCTCCATCGCCATGAGCTACCAGCTCGCAAAGCGCGGCTTGCCATACCCATGGGCACGCAATAAAAAGCCCGCGTAATGCGGGCTAACTTCCTGCCGTTCTGGCTAGTTCAAAACCCCATCATAGGCTGCTTCACACATCAGCCCCCGGATTCTGCTTTGATCAGCAGTTCCTGCCAACTCAAGCGCTCTTTCGTCAGCGCGCTTGAACAGCTCGGCAAGCACCATGACGGCGCGGCTTGCTGCCTGGCTTGTAGCGGTAGTGCAGGAATGGTCGCGGGCCGAATTTTCGGAGCCGCTGGCGAGACTATCGACTTGCCGGCGCAGGCCGTCAGCAGTAGCGCGAGCAGTGGCAGCATCAGCGGCAGCTGAATCAATGGCTTTTTGACCATCTTGGATTACCTTGTTGATTGATTGCTGGCGGGACTGCTCCTTTTCGCGCTCAGCGGCTTCGGCCAGTCCCCAGGCGTGTTTGTCTGCGGCATCGCGAATCGCCCATCGCTCTTTCCATTCAGCGCCCATCGTAGACCTTCCGTGGTCATA